ACGCTTGACATCAAAGAGCTTCATCTTGGACCTATCAATACCAACCACGAACTTCTTGTTCACGGTAGCACTATTGTAGCGGTTCTTCAACTGCTTTACTAGAATTTGCCCAAGATTCTCAAGATCGTCTGTACTGATCAAAGCACAGAAGAAGTCTGCTGTGGCAGGAAGACCAAACGACTCTGAGGTATCTTCAAGACCGAAATCGCTGTTGGCAAATCCTGAACGATTTACCTGAGTGGCAGAGAAGATCGGCACATTGTACTCTACGGCCAAACCGCGCAGTTCTTCGGCCACAGACTTGATATAGAAGTAACTATTGGTATTGGCATTCTGCTTGATCCTGGCAGAAGCACAGATATTGATATAGTCAACGAAGATGACATCTGGAATGAACCGCTTCTTGATCTTGAGTTCATCCAGAAGATGCTTGAAGTTTGCAACTGATGCACTTGCTGTGGGGTATTCCTTGACAATCAACTTGCCATGAATCTTGCTCTTGAGAGCTTCCATCTTCTTGTCGTAAATATTCTTTGGAAGTTCTTTCAGGCTATCCAAAGTGATATCAAGGAGATTGGCATCGATGCGCTCGGCAATTCTTTCTTCTGCCATTTCACAGGTGATGTAAAGAACATTCAGATTCTGTACAAGGCAGTTGGCTGCATGATGGCAAAGGAATAGAGACTTACCTACGCCAGTACCAGCCATGACGATATTGAGTGTCTTGGCCGGAACACCACCGCCAGTGATGGCATTGAAGAATTCAAGATCGAATGGAATGCGCTTCTCTACCTGATGATAAAACTGAAAACGGCGTTCAGCATCGTCAATATAGTCGTGACCAATGTGGTTGTCAAAAGAGACAGAAAGAGCATTCGAAAGAATAGTTGGAATTGCATTCTTTGTATGAGTCTTTGACTTTCCGTCGAGAATATGGATAGAATCCATGATAGCATTGTAAACTGCCTTATCCTTTACATGGTTTTCGGTTTGTTCGACTAGCCAATTGATATCAGTAAGATCTGTTTCCGCAAAGATGTTTTCAATGCATTTGGCGCATTCTGTGTATTCATCCTCAGAAACTAGATCAAGCTTTGATAGGCTAATATCAACAGCCTCCCGCGTGGGGAGGCTGTTGTACTTGGTAATGAAGTCTGAGATCAGATTGAAGATCTTTTTATTGACATTTCCTGAAAAGTATTCTTCTTTGAGAAACGGATGAACCTTACGAGCGTAAGCTTCATTAGTCGCCAGATTCTTCAATATAACGGATTCCATCATGTTCAATTACCTCTTCGTCAAAAGTATCACCGATTGTTGCATCTCGTTCTTCTAGTAACTGAACTAGAATGTTTCCTATAACTTGAATAAATTCATTCTTATCAGATTCTGCAACCTCTCCGCTTACTATATCATAATCAAAATTTAATACAAGATTTTCATCAACTTCTTCAAGTTTGATAACTCCGTATTTAATAGCAACGCCAGAAAACTTTCCTTCGGCAAGTTCAATAGCAGCCTGATTGCCTTCTTTACCATCTACAATATTATACTTCATATTCTTGCGCTCTCTCTTTTGCTTCCTCTATAGAAATATTTTCAATAAAGCATGGAGTTCCTGATCCGACCCAAGCACCTATAATATTAAATTCAAAAAATTCCTGAGCCTCTTCGAATGTCATTCCATCCTGAATAAGATTTTCTATAATCTTATCTTGACTATAAGCAGCTATTGGTTTGTCGTGACCAAATCTCCACATTAAACCTATAAACGCATTATCGTGACCATCACAAAAAAGTACATTATCCATGTTTACCTCAAATCGTGTTAAATTCAAGCTTTGGGTTCTGAAGCTTGTGCATCCAGTAGTCGGCCATCTCTTCCATCATCTCTTCAAATGAAGTTGTTGGCTCCCAACCCATTTCACGCTTTGCTTTACTAGCATCTCCACGGAGATAATGCAATTCTTCTGGTCGTTCATACTTCTTATCAGTCTTGACATACTTGCGATAATCCATGCCAAGATGTTCGAATACAAATTCAACCATGTCTTCTACTGAATATGCATATCCAGTAGCAAGAACATAATCGTCTGCCTTTGGCATCTGAAGCATGTTCCACATTCCGCGTACATAATCCCTCGCATGGCCCCAGTCTCTCTTTGCTCGTAGATTTCCAAGAACAAGTTCATTCGCCATACCCAACTTAATCTTTGCTGCCTGTAGAGCAACCTTGTTGGTTACGAAGTTAATGCCTCTACGAGGAGATTCGTGGTTGAACAAAATCCCTGAGCAAATAAACATACCATAGGCGTTTCTATAGTTGTGGCAAAGATTATGTGCATAAAGCTTTGCACAGCCATATGGACTCACAGGACTCATGCGAGTAGTTTCTCTCTGGTATCCATCGGAGTCACAAGAATTTCCGAACATCTCGGAAGTGGCTGCGTTATAAACCTTAGTCTTTGGCGAGAATCTACGAACTGCTTCAAGTACCGCCAGAGTTCCGCCGCCATCCACATCAAGAGTATATTTTGGAAGATCGAATGAAATCTGAACATGAGATTGTGCTGCTAGATGATATAGTTCATCCGGCTGAAGTTTCTGCACATTAGTTTCAATGCTGATTGGATCAGTAAGATCTGCGTAGTGAAGCTGAATCTTTCCTTGCTCCCAAACATCATTGATACGAGTTGTCTGAGATTCTGGAACAGAGTTTCTACGAACTGTTCCGTGAACTTCATATCCCTTTTCAACAAGCATCTCTGCAAGATAGGAAGCATCCTGGCCATTGGCCCCTATGATAAGTGCTTTATTAGCCATACTTGAATTCCTCCTGTACCTTTTCATCAATTTGCTTTAGAATATCAGCGGTGAAGTACTTCTCAGGTTCTTCGTTGATATGCTTTTCGAACACCTTAGTACCATCAGGAAGTTCAATCTTAGTAGAGTTCTTCTTGAAGATACCACAATCCAAGGCAAGGTCAACAAGACCGTAGTAACGATTCAAACCGCTATCGAAGTTCAGTTGAACCTGAACGATCTTGTTTTCCTTGGTTAGTCGGCTCTTGTAAAGCTTGCAAGTAATTAGATTACCTACAACTTCATCATCCTGCTTATCCTTCTTCTTGGATAGAGTTACGATAGTAGAAGCCGCATATTTTAGACCAGATCCACCACCAAGTTCCTTTGTTGGAACATAGGCTCCTACTACATCGTAGGTGTGATTCGTCATGAGCATGGGAATCTTTGCCTTACCCAACTTGAGAGTAAGAACACGGAATGTTCCCTTGATAACTTGTGCGCGAGTCATGTCACGGGTAGTCTTGCCTTCAGCGACATCGTTCATTTCCTTTGCTGTGCTCAACATACCCAGCGAGTCAAGAACAATCATCATTGGCTTGCGCTCTGATTCATCTGTTGCAAGAACCTTGTCAACAATGGTCAAGCACTGATGGCGAAAGTCTTCTACTGTTTCGACTGGAAAAACAGCAATTCGTTTTGGATCTACTCCGCGATCAGTAAACATATCACTGGTTACTGCCTGTTCGGTATCGAAGTAAAGAACTACGCCTTCGGGGTTCGCTGCCAGAAATTGTGCCACGATACCAATGCTGAAGTAAGTCTTGCCAGTAGCAGATTCACCAGCGAGACAGGTAATTTTGTTATCAGGTAAACCATCAAATAGACTGCCAGATAACAGAGCATTAAACACATAAGACCCAGTATCAATATAGCCGCCAACATCAGATCCATCAAGTCCATCTTCGACTTTACTTGCGAATTTGTTTCCTGAGACATTAATCATTTCCTTTAAAAAATCCATATCATTCTCCGTTAGTTAATCCGATTGTTGCATTATCAACTACTGTAAGTTGAGTAGTGCTGAAATATCTAATTTGTCCATTATCCAGAATTACCATGTATTGGCTATTTGCAAATTCTCCTGAACTGAATAGAAGAATAATCCAACCTTCGCCAAGAGGAGTGTTTACTGGAATAAGTCTTTTAAATTCGTGTATCATGAAAACATAGCCTCCAATGTATTTCGTCTTTCTGTCTGCCACCCAATGGCTTCTACGATTGCCTTGAGTGGATCTAAAAATGCTTTCTCAAACTGAGTATCATAATCAATATAGGCGTTTAAGTCAAACTCTTTCGGCAAAGAATTTATGAATGAAATAACACAATCCTTGCCAGTTATTCCACCTACAGGGTTTGGAGACTTCAGATACAGGAATTTGATCTTATCCGCATCCCTGATGATCTGGTACTTCTTCTGAAGTTTAGCCTTATTAACATAGTAGTTGTAAAGAAGAGCACCCTTGACGGCGATTGGAGTACCCTTCTTATAAATGGTTACTTGGTCCGTATAATCTTTTACTCCATTTACAGAGCGAGGGAATGCAATGTCTTCTGGCGCAAACTTTTGGAATTTATTTCTGAAGTCATCGATATGCTTGATAAGCGTATCGTTGTCTTTGGTAAGAATAATGTCGATGCACTTCTTGAGTTCTTCCCGAACAACCTGGGGCGTGGATGAGCGGGTCGTTTCGATTCCCATGATCTTGGCCTTGGGCTTTGCATAACGAACACCTTCTGAGTCATGGACTAGAAGCATGTAACGCTTCTTGGCTGTCCAGATTCCCTTGGAGGCAATCGATTCTCGCTTCATGAACATCTTGTTTGCGTAGGCGTTCATGTATTCTGCAAGTTCATCATAGCACTTCTTGATGAAGGGTTCGATGATCTCCTTGCAGCACTTGTCGAGGTAACTTACGATCTCGTCTGTTGACTTGCCAGCAGCAAGCTTTTCGACAAGAGGCCCCATGTTGATATAGATTGAGTCTGTATCGCTGGCTACGACATAATCAAACTCAGTCTTGAGCATTTTGTTCAGGAATTCGTTGATCTTGTTTTCGATCCAGCGAATCGAAAGTTGACCAGACAGCGTAATCGCTTCTGCAATTGATTCGTCGTAGTATCGGAAGTATTCGTTTCCTACAGCACCGTAAGCAGAGTTTAGCTGAATCTTACGGGCCATCTGGAAGTTGTTGTACTTCGCAACCAAGAACTCCAACTCAGTTCTTTCCTCATCAGTGAGGTTCTTGCTTTCCAGTTTCTTCTGGCACTCAATCATCTTCTTCTTGTATTGACTGCGTTCGGCGTACATCTTTTCCATTAGCCGAGGAAGAAATCCCTGAATGTCCTTACGCAGGCCAACCCCATTTGATGCTACACAGATATTTTTCTTCTTGGCTTCGTTGGTGTATGTCTGTGCCTCTGGTGTGTTTGTCAGAACACGAATTGGAGTTAGACCGCCACGGAAGAAATACGAATCATTGCAAATAGTCTCTGGAGAGAGATTGTATTGCATGATAAGGTGTGGATAGAGACTGTTCAAGTCGAACGAAACGATCCAGTCGTTCATGCCAAGAATGGGTTCCTTGACATACGCGCCTTCGTATTGCTGTTCCTTGATCGCAGACTTCTTCTTTGGAATTACGATCTTGTCCTTAAGAAGTTCATTGTAGATGATGGTATCCCATGTACGAACCTGGCTGAAGACATCCTCGTAGTTCACCTTGGCTGAATAGGCCACGGCGAGAACGAGTTCAATCAGCTTCATCTTCTGTTCAAGCTTATAGACTAGTTCAACATCGTGGTAGTTATAGTGAACGAACTTGTTGAAGTCATTCTTATAGAACTCCTTCAGATTGTCGTATTCGTCATAGGAGAGTTTGCGCTCTCCTAGTTCTACCGATGCAATGTAATCAAGACGGTATGATTCTTGCTTTGTATAGGTGAACTTGTTGTATAGTTCGTAATAGTCAAGAGTAGAGATACCTACGATATCGTAGGACTTCTGTGGTCCACGGGTTGCAGACTGAATCACCTTCTCAAACACACGGTTGAATGGAGATAAACGGGAGGAATCGTCTTCTCCCATCAAATAAGAGATTCGATTGTAAAGATATGGAATGTCGAAGAAGCGAACATTCCAGCCTGTGATGATATCTGGAGCATGTGATTCCCAGAAGATCAGGAAGTCTTCCAGAAGCTTTCTTTCATCGTCGTACTGCTGACATCTCACATTCGGAATGTCGATATTGAACTCTCCGAGTCCAAAGACATAGGACTTTGCCCCAAGACGAACCGTGATCGCAATGATCTTTTCGGTTGGGTTTGAAATCTGGGGAAAGCCGTCTTCGCATGT